GCGATATTGACAGCTCTCGTTCACGCGTTGCTGTTGGTTTTTGCTGGGGTCCTACACGTGGCATTAGGCTGCGTGGACCTGTTGCGGTTCGTCCTGGACCACTTCAGGTTTGAGGTGGCTGCACTAGGCAGCCTCCTCTGTGTCGTCGGGTCCCTGTACCTCGTATACAGGGTGACGTCCCAGGTGCGGTGGAGCTCAGGCCACCATGCTTTTAGGGTGGCGTCAAATAGGACACTGGACACCACGTTGGAGGATTGCGTCGATGATCTCTCTTCGGAGGAGGAGAACGCGATCCACGATCAGGCTTTATCACGCCTGATTTCCGTTAGGGACTGGGTGGCTGCTTCAGTGGCAGAGGTGGTTAGCACTGCCTCTGAGTCCGTGTCTAACGTGTCGTCTGCAGCGAGTGATAAGCTGCAGCCCGCCTTGAAACTTCTCGGGGATTGTACGAAGATCTTCGAGGCGGAAATGAAGAAGCCTGCCTCCCGTCGGCGCCGTTCCAATAGGCCGGGTGGTCGCTTCATCGTCGGTCGACGCCCAGAGTACGTGGCTCTGGTGCGTGATGAAGTGCGGAAGGAGCTACCCCTGATGGCTCCGACCGAGGCCAATAGACAAGTCGTTTTCGCCCTTGCTAGTAGGATAGTTAGCACGCATGGGCTGAGACCGACGGACGCCGCACGAGCACTGCCGCTGATAGTGGCTGCAGTGTTCGTCCCATACGACGAGGACATCGTTGCACATCAACTGACGTCGTCATGGGCTGCTCGCTTCGACCGCTGGCGAGCAGGTGCCACCCCCTCCAAATAGGGGGGCCTCGAGGAGGTGAGGGGAGAGACCGTTGAAGGGGTAGAGATACCTCCTGATGATACGGGGTGGACCTTCACTTGTTTGAGGTACACTGGGAAGAAGGACGCGGGTGTGTTCCGGAGGCTGAAAGGTCCGGGATGGAACTACCCTGTGTCTTTCTTCGCGTCTAGTAGTACTAACTTAGTCCGAGGGATGGTTAATCGGGTGCTCACGTACAAAGGAGCACCCGTTTACCCTGAGGAGAAGGGGCAACCTAACTCCGATGATGGTGACCGGGCCTCTTGCCCGCGTGCCAAGTTCTGGTCCCGCTTGCAACGACGTGTAGTTGACGGCCTTAGGGAAAATGGTTTGTGTCCGACCCCCCCGATGTCCACCGACCAATGGTTGGCGTGTTACCGGGGGCGCAAGCTCACTATGTACCAAAAGGCCGTTGACTCACTGAAATGCAAGGCATTGGGTGACCGGGACTTCGAGGTGAAGGCTTTCATCAAGAAAGAGAAGGACAAGATCCCTTCCATGACTTCTTGGTCTGACCCTTCACCCGACCCTCGTATAATACAGCCGAGAGACCCGAGGGTGACGGTTACCTTCGGACCTTTCGTACGGTCCATAGAGGGGAGGCTATATAAGCACTTCGCCCGTCTGTGGAAATCCATCGCCCTATCAACCGCAACCCCTGTGTGCATGAAAGGTTACAATTACGTACAGCGTGGGGACTTCTTGTGTAAGAAGTGGGGTTCATTCGTGGATCCTGTTGCGGTAGCTTTGGATTGTAGTCGGTTTGACCTACACGTGAGCACTGAGGCTCTCGGTTTTACCGACTACCTGTATGAGAGGTGTTTCCCACAGAAGTATTTGCCCGCCCTTAGGTACATATTAGCGCGGCGGCATACTACTGTGGGCGTGGCGTCTTGCAAGGAGTCCGCTTGGAGGTATTCCAAGGTTGGGGGTAGATGTTCCGGTGATGTTGATACGTCACTCGGCAATGTCTGCATCATGTTAGCGATTTCCGTCGAGATTGCTGACCGGATGCGCTGTCACATCGAGCTGGTGAATGACGGAGATGACCAGATCTTCATTTTGGAGAAATGTGATCTCGACGCTCTGTTAGATGTGATAGAACCCACGTTCTGGGAGGCGGGTTTTCGAGTGAAGGTGGAAGAGCCGGTCGATATTTTCGAACGGATCGACTTCTGCCAGACGAGACCTGTCCGGAACACCAACGGGGGCTACACTATGTGTAGGTACCCACAACTTGCGATGACGAAGGACCTATGCAGCTTTCTCCCCATAGATCGGGTCACTGTGGCCCGGAATATGTGCCAGGCAATTGGGGATTGCGGCTGGGCGGCATACGGAGATATGCCGGTTCTCAGTGTCTTCTACGAGAAGCTAAGGAAGGTGGGCGGTAACGCAGAATCCCACTGGAGGCAGACCGGAGTTGATCTGGGTTTCTTCTACCACGTTAAAGGTCTTGAGCAGTTCTCCACTGCCGCGCCCGCCGGTATAAGTCCTGCGGTTCGTGCTTCCTTCTGGAAAGCATTTGGGATGCCACCAGCTGAACAAATTGCGCTAGAGGAGGAGGTGCGTGGATGGAATGTGGAATTCGGTCCATCCGGGCGTGTTGTCCGCCCATCACACTGGTGGTGGCTGGGCAGAGACCACGGCGTCGCGTCGTCTCTCAGAAGTCTAATATAGGATAAGTAGGAACAGGACAGGAGGCAGCAGTGACGGGTGTACGCCCGGCACGGGGCTCTACGACCCCCCCTCCTTTTCAACGCGAGTACGTTGACCGGCAACAGCGGGTAAGCACCGGAGCTGGCATCTAACTGCAAGTGGCACTAGGCCGCGTCTGTGTCTACTTTCGATGTGATAGTGTGGGGGTAAGCGTTCCACCGGTTTCTGAGCTTCGCTCAACCGGCCGAGGAACAGCCTCCGGAGTCAGAAACTGACCACCTACGCTGCTTCACGGCGGCACCGGGTGGACATCCGCTCTCTCCAGACTGGTTTGCTTGGGATCGTACCCTGTTAGTCACCAGACACGA